CGGTCGATGATGACGCTTATGCAAGCGCTATCACTGATTTACGTGCAGCGGTTACAACCGGAACAGAAGTAGCTTTCGAGGCGAGAAATATCAATACAATGGGTCAGAGAGTCTGGGAAGATGCCGGGCAATCAAGCGATCCAGGCGGATACTACAATATCGGTCTGTTGTTTGATGCCGCTGGTGACACTGCCGGCGATCTCTCCTTTATGATTGAGTATGTCGTAACCTAAATTCAACCAGGGGTGATCTATGTCGAGTGTAGTAGAAATAGCTAATAATGCGCTAAACGCGATTGGGGCGACCAATATTACAGCGCTGGATGAGAACTCCAAAGCAGCGCGTGTTATTAGTCAAGTCTATGCAAACGTCCGGAATGAAACATTTCGCGCTCACCCCTGGAACTGTTTAATTAAGAGGGCCGATCTAGCAAAAGATACGACCGGCCCTACTTATGGCTATAGTAATTCTTATACGTTACCGACGGATCCATTTTGCTTGCGTGTTCTTGAGTTTAGTAATGGCACGTCAACATATCCTTTCGATAATCTAACAAACAATACCGGCGGCAGCGTCTTTGTGATAGAGGGCCGAAAGCTGCTAACGGACGAAGATACTGCAAAGATTAAGTTTGTATCACGATCTGAGGATCCAAACGAATATGATGCTGGATTGATAGGCACATTATCAGCACGACTTGCTTATTCTATAGCCTATGCGCTAACCGGATCGACAACAGTAGTGCAGCTGCAAAAAGTTTTATACGACGAGCGATTGCGTGAGGCTAGATTTATCGATGCAACAGAGGGAGCGCCACAGCGTATTGAGGCAAGTGATCTTATTGAATCGAGGTTATAATGGCACGATCAGCGCCAGCTATACAATCCTTTACGGCTGGAGAACTATCTCCCAGGCTAGAGGGCAGAATAAATATAGAAAAATATAGAGAGGGATTATCGGATCTAACAAACATGGTGTCTATGCCGCATGGCGGTGTTGCACGTCGTCCAGGTACAGAGTTTCTAGGAGAAGTTAAAACAAGCAGCGTTAAGACGCGCTTAATTCCTTTTCAGTTCAAGACAACGGATACGTATATTCTTGAGTTTGGTGAGCAGATCATGCGTGTTTATCGCAACGGATTGCAAGTATTATCGGCCACAACAAAAACTATAAGCGCTATTACACAAGCTAGTCCTGGTGTTATTACATCCAACTCGCATGGATACAGTAACGGCGATGAGGTATTTATAGACTCAATCGTTGGTATGACAGAGTTAAATACACGTAATTACAAAGTCGCTAATTCTACAACGAATACATTTACGCTAACCGATCTATTTGGTAACGCGATCAATACAACAAGTTTTACAGCGTATGCCAGCGCCGGTAACGTCAACGAGATATTTGAAGTGGCAACACCTTATCCGGAAGCAGATCTACCGACATTACGTTTTGCACAAAGCGCCGATACAATGTATATCGTGCATCCTAGTTATGCGATACGCACATTAACCAGGTCAGCACACACGACATGGAGCTTTGCGACTCCCTCGATAAGCGGTTCGCCTAGTCCTAATTTAAATAACTCTAGTGATAACTATCCTAGTGTTGTTAGTTTCTTTGAACAACGGCTTGTGTTTGCCAATACAAACAACAACCCACAGACAATATGGTTTTCTAAAACAGCGGATTATACTAATTTTACAGCCGGCAGTAATGCCGATGATGCGCTGATCTACACGATTGCTAGCAACCAGGTAAACGCAATACGATTTCTAACAGCTACGCGCGTTCTAACTGTGGGTACGTCGGGCGGTGAGTATGTGGTCAGTACAACCAATGACGGCCCTATAACACCGACAACAACACTTATTCGTAAGTATAGTAATTATGGATCAGCTAACGCGGATCCGGTACAAGTTGCAGACGTTACTTTGTTTCTACAACGCGGCAATAGAAAGGTACGTGAGTTTCGATTTGTAGGAGATGTCGATACCAGCGGCTACACGGCCCCGGATATGACGATATTAGCGGAGCATATAACAGAGGGCGGCATAACAGAGTTTGCGTATCAGCAAGAACCAGATAGCGTTGTGTGGGCCTTACGATCCGATGGTGTCTTGCTGGGTCTTACCTATCGTCGAGAGGAACAAGTTGTTGCCTGGCATAAGCACACAATAGGCGGTGTGTTCAGTACCGGTAATGCAGTGGTCGAAAGCATAGCCACATTGCCAACAGATACCGGCGAAGATGAGTTATACATGATAGTCAAGAGAACTATCAATTCAGTAACAAAGCGCTATGTCGAGCGTCTAAAACTGTTTGATTTTGGTACGTCAGCAACGTCAGCATTTTTTGTTGATAGCGGTCTGACCTACAGCGGAAGCGCTGTAACATCACTAGGAGCATTGCATCACCTGGAGGGCCAAACAGTAAGCATACTTGGTAATGGTGGATCGCATGCCGACAAAGCTGTTAGCAGCGGCACTATAAGTTTAGATGTATCGGCAACAACGGCAGCGGTAGGATTGGGATACACGTCTAATTTACAGACACTTAGACTAGAAAGCGGATCCGTCGATGGCACGAGCCAGGGTAAGCCTAAACGTATTCATCACATTACGCTGCGTTTATTTAGAACAGTTGGACTAGAGGTTGGTTCGTCCTCGGGCGATGTCGATCGTGTGCCTTTTCGGGATAGCAGCATGGCAATGGATCAAGCGGTTAGTCTATTTACCGGTGATAAAGATATTGAGTTTGCCGGTGGTTTTGAGGAAGACGATCGTATTTTTGTGGCGCAAAGCCAGCCTTTGCCTCTTACTGTCCTGGCATTGTATGCGCGTATGAACACTTTTGATGTATAGGTAAAACATTGGATTTCTTAACAGTATTTAATTTAGTAGCTGCTGGATCAAGTATTCTTGGCGGCATAAACGATAAACAAGCAGCCGATAATGCGGCGGCAGCTGCACAGCAAGCAGCAAACTTTAACGCAACCATTATCGAGCGCGACGTTGATTTGCTAGAAAAGCAACGGCAATTCGTCAACGCAAACTTTGGTGTAAGCAACGATCGTAAGAAAGAAAGTTTTAAATCTGTCCAGGGCGAAGTAAAAGCAAACTATGCCTATGGTGGAATTGATATAGCCGAGGGTACACCGATCTATACTCTTAGAAAAAACGCCAGGGAAATGAAATTTGAACTCGATAACGACAAGTTCAACAACGACGTAACAAACATGCAGATAGATGACGCGCAAGAAAATGCCCGGCTAAATGCGGAGCTTGCACGTATGGAGGGCGGATCTGCCGCTGCAAGTTTACGCGCGCAAGGTACGGCAAGTCTAATATCGAGTTTTGGATCTGCTGCGCGAACACTAGCATCATAGGTGATAAATGCGAATACCATTATACACCGCGCAAACCAGGGCAACCAGTGAAGCGCCTGGTCGATCTATAACGGCGCGTAAAAACGTACAGCTTGCAGCACAAACAGAGTTAGCAAAAGCTAGTCCTTTCAGTGCGTTTGCTGATGAAGTAGGGGAATACGCAAAAGAACGCTATAAAACAGTACGAAACAATTTGCTAGCCGAGGCTGATATCGCAGCAGAAGAGGCGCTATTTAAGTTACGAAACGATTTAGAAAAAACGCGCGATTACAATAATATACTAGACGGAGATAATCCACGATGGATGTCCGGATCTAATGCTGTCAAAGAAGAGATACGCAAGAAAGTTGGCAAGGATAATTATAGCCAAAACTATTTTAACACGCGATTTAGCCAGCTAGAGCTAAAGCATAGGTTCCAGCTGCGAAACCAGGTTGATCGACAGATACAAATAGCAAGCGGCAATAACTTTAGCACAAAACTTGTCCAGGGCGAAAGGCAGTTAAGCGATTATAGTCTTGATGCGTTTGATCGTGCCAGGATAACTAGTGACATAAAAGTATTTACGAATGGTTATGTTTCACAAACCGGCGCAAGCAAGACAAAGGTAAACGAAACAATAAAAGCGATGGAGTTAGGCGCAACACGTAATGCGCTTACTAAGTTTATTGCAGATCAGCGCGGATCTGAGATAACAACACTTACGGCTATACGTAACGCTATTCGTGACGGGAGAAAGGGAGAGTTAGTTCTTGGCAATGTAGAAGCTGGTGAAACGCTTTCATCGCGTGGGTTAGCTGGTGCAGAGGAGTTATATAAAAGACTTACGCAGCTAGACGATGATGAGTTAGCTAGCGTACTAAAAACGTCAGCATCTGATATTGCGTCAATATACGGCCCAGGGTTTGAGGAGAGAGCAAAAAAGTCACAGCAAACAAGTTTAAAAACACTGCTTACATCACAAACGGATGATTTGCTTGCTCAAATGGAACTGCAAGGCCAAGCGGATAGCCAGGCTGTAAGTAATCTTTTAGCAAATATGGATGATGTAATTAGAAAAGATCCTGGTGTTTCGGAGTCATTTAAGAATAAAAGAAACGAGCTTGCGCTAGTTAGCACAGTTGCGGCTACAGTTAGAACGGCTGATATTGATGATTTAAATAGGGTTATCAAGGATATGGAAGAGGGTACACCGACGTTCGGTGGTGCTGGCCTTGATACTGAAGCAGAACAAGCTGCAAATAATTTTCTTAAAAGTAGACGTAATAAAATGATTACGGCACTTAAAAACGACGCATTGCAGTGGGGTAGAGAAAACGGAGTGATTGAAGAGCCGGTCGAAAATCTATTCGATGAGGAGGGTAATTTCGATCCAAACTTAATTGCATTAAGAAATGTAAATGCAATAACTGTCGAGGAACATTACAATTTATCGGAGCCACAGTATCTAACAAAAAACGAAGTTGATAGTTTTAAGAGAATTATCAAGAAAAAAGATCTTGATCCAAACACCAAACTTGCTTTTGTTGCAAACTTTCAAAAAGCCTGGGGCGGTGCAGCGGCTGCCGTATTCACACAAATGGGCGAGAAAGACGCACATGACATGGCGGCCCTGGGATCATTAGTAAATGCCGGAAAAAATGATGCAGCGCTCGCAATAATGAAAGGTATGGAAGAGTTTGACGCTGGTTTAAAATTGCCATCAACCGATGATATGACATCTCCAGAGGAGGTTTTTACTGCTTTTATAACTGATGATGACGGACAGAATATTTTTGGGCGGATGGATCCCAATGATTTAGCCGCAATGTTCACACTGGCAAAGGCGCATTATAAAGGTCTTGGAATAACGGAGTACGACGAAGATTTATTTCTAGAGTCTTTAAATACAGTAGTAGGCGCAGATGGTGATCGAGGCGGTATAAGAGAAGTACGAGAGCAAAAAACATTGTTGCCGCCAGAGATGACAGCTGACGAGGTTGAAAATTTCCTGGATAATCTAAGCACAGATATTGTTAATGCGATGAATATTATTGTCGGAGAAAATCCAGACGATCCAGATTTAAAATTATCTGAAGAGCTTATCAACGATATACGAAACAGAAACGATGACTACGTTCTTAAATATTTTAATGCTGATGAATATTACATAATGGATGAGTCTAGGAATGGTATTGTGCGATATCCGAATGGCGATCCATTTATAATTAATCTTTATCAAATGCAGCTTGAGTTTCCAAACGCTTTTACAGAAGAGGTCACGCGTGGTTTCTTTACCGGCAGAATAAAAGAATGAGTGCGATATTTCAAAAATACAGAAGTCGATCCTATCTTGACTCATTAACTGGAGTAACAACACCGCAATCGTCGTTATCAGAAAACACAAAAGCAGCGGACGCAGCGCAAAGAGCGACCGGTAATAGCAACTCAAGAGCGGTAATGCTGCAAGAGGCATGGCAGCCATTTATCGACGAGATACAAAGAAAGACTAGCGAGGAGTTACTTAATCCAGCCAGGCATTTAAATAAGGGAATATTCAGTGGTGGTGCAACACGCGGCACAAACACATTTAAATACCAGCACGACGTAAAGAAAATATTAGATGTTGCAAAAAATAATACGGAAACACTTGGGGTAGAGTTTGAGCAACTTACCCACGATTTTATCATGGATCGCGCTATTAAGCTGGCGCAAAGTAGAGCGGAAGAAAATCAACAAGTCGCAGCACGATCAAATGATTGGAGAAAATATCTAGGGCAATTTGCTGGTGCAGCGTATGGATCCTTAGATGATCCGATAATACAATCGACGATTGGAACCGGCGCAATCATGCCTGGTCTAAAAACGCTGTATAGTTTGATGTTTCGTGAGGCAATAATAGGCGGCACAAGTGAAGCCTTAATACAAGCCGAGGTAGCGGATTGGTATAAGACACTCGATTTGCCTTATACCTGGGAAACTTTTGCAATGAACGTAGGATCAGCGGCAGCGTTATCTGCTGCGTTTCCTTTAGTTTTTAAGGTTGGTGGTGACACAGTAAAGCTAACAGCTAGCCAGGCAAAAAAAGGCTATGAGGCGATAAAAAAAGCGCACCAGTCTGTAGGTCAAAGATCAAGTGCAGCGGCCGATACAGCGGCGGATATGGTCGATGAGATCGAAAATACGTTTGCAAACAAGCCTATAAATGATGTTGATGAGCATTTAAATAGGATGGATGATGTTGATGACGCGGTAAACGAGGGTGTGTTACCTAGTATAAATGACGAGCCGGCAAGTGGTGTAACGCAAGCTGAGTTGCAAAAACAAGCAAATCCTGGTCAGGGTGCAGCAAATTTAGACGAACTAAACAAAGAAATTAAACAAATAGAAGAGGCAAGAGATCTATTTCAAACACAATTTAAAGAAGAAGAAGACGCGATCGCATTAGAGTTAGATCAGTTAGGAAAAACTAGAGAACTCACAAATGACGATTTTGCTGCTTCTTACGAAAGAATAGACGCGCTTGAGTCTAAGAAAAACCTAGAAGATGCAAAACAAATACTAACAGTTCTGAACGAACAAAAAAAAGATTTAGAAACACAGTTAGAGGCACAACCCGAAGTTAAACCAAGAGCAACAATTAATGATGTTGTATCGAGGTTTGAGGTAGAAGAGCTTAACGTCGATGCAAAAGCCTTTCAGTTTAAAGAGGGCGGCGACGAGTTTGGTGTAACAGAAAGATTAAAAGACGTTAAAAAATGGGATCCAATTAAAGCTGGCGCTGTGGTCGTATACGAGCAAGCTGATGGTGAACTGTTTATAGCGGATGGACACCAGCGATTAGGATTAGCAAAACGCATAAAAAGCCAAGATCCTAGCCAAGAAGTATTTCTTCTCGGATCGGTCTTACGTGAAAAAGACGGCATTTCGAAAGAGCAAGCAATGGTTATTGCTGCTATGAAAAATATTGCCGAGGGAACCGGTACTGTTCTTGATGCTGTAAAGGTTTTACGTGGCGATAAAAAACTGTTTGGTGAGTTGCCGCCGCGATCTGCCCTGGTACGCATGGCACGTAACATAGTCAACATCGAGGACGACGAGGCTTTTGGATTATTTAAGAATGGCCTAGTTACACCACAAC